CAACATTTGCAGTTGCAGATGATACTTCAACAAATTTTGTAAGTTCTAAACTTCCTGCCATTAATTTTCCTTTATTCCATATAAACTAGCAGTAGCAGAAAAATTGCTTGATACATCATAAGTACCAATTTGTATTCCATCAACAGTACTAGCTTGTGGTAAAACACCACCACCATAAGCACCAATTTTACTTGCATCTGTAAAAATACCCATAGACATACCACTTGAGAAACTAAATTGACTACTATCCCCTAAATTATAAAAATAATGATACCCATTACCACTTTCAGCAGTATCATTTCCAATATTTTCTATAAATCTAACTCTGCTAATTCCTGTGCTTTTGAAAGTATCAAAAGTTGAAACTCCAAAATATTCTTGATAAGCAACTTTATATACACTTGCAGTTTCTAGTACCCCACTTTCATATAATCTATAACTTAAAATTACATTATCTGTTGCAGGTTGAAAATCATTTATAGTTAATAAATGCACATTGTATATGGTTTCTTTGATGTTTGTAAAATTAATTGCTGATACACCTGAAACAGTTTGAGTTTGTATTAATTGTAATTTACCTAAATCAACTCCACCTAGCCCAAATCTAGCTGCACCTAATGGCATATTGAACTCCTAACTAAAATCTTGTAGTGCATTAAGTAATGGAGTACCTGCATCTAAAAATAAGAATGTAACTAAATCAATAGCATTTGCACCTGTGGAAACTGTAAATCCACTACCTCCTGCTGTTTTTGCAGTTACATTACCACCACCATTTACAGTTACAGCATTAATTGCTACTGTTTTAGCACTTGAAGCATGTTGTGTAATTTGAAGTGTAAATGTTGCAACTCCATTAGTTGGAACATTTGTAAAATCTATATCTGTAATATTTTCTGTAAGTGTTATAGATCCTGTGTTTCCATTATTCATATCTATAGCTACAACTCCTGATGAACTTGTTACTGCTACATCAACTTCTGAATAATCTTTTAGAGCAATACTGTCTATTGTTGTATCAAGATTAACTGTTACTGTTCCAGAAGTACCACCTCCATTTAGGTTAGTTCCTGCAGTAACTCCCTCAATATCTCCTGCTTCTGCACCAATCCAACTGCTCCCATTCCATGCTTTGAGCAAACTAGCTCCAGTATCATAGAAAATAGTACCAGTAACTTTGTTGGTAAGAGCAGAGTTTGCTGCTGCTTCACTTGCAAATATAAAGACTATGGAATCTTGGATATCTTGAAACCTTGCTTCTGTAACAAGATCTCCTGTACTCCAATCAAACCATCCACCTGCTGCCATAAATTTATCTCCTTAAATAATTTTAAGTATAACTGATATTAGTATCAATTCCTAACTTTGAAACTCCCAGAATCCAAGCTCCTGTTTCAGCAGGAGATAGCCCAATAACCCAATTCCAAGTTTTATTTCTTGCATCTACTTTATGTTTAATTCTTTCAATAAATAAGTCATAAGTTTCTACTGTGGTTGATGGAGTAGTAACTTTTGCCTCAACAAAGCTGCCTATATCTAGTCCTAATGCTTTAACCCACAAATTGGGATCTTGTCTAGGAGCAAAAGATAAACTCTCTATTGTTGTTTGTGGTATTGAATTTGAAACAACTTTTTGCTCTGCTATAGAGGCTACATCACTATCCTGTGTATTTAATGTTGCAGATTGTGTTAATACATGTGTTCCAAATCTTTCAACTGAATCAGAATCTAGAGCTGTTTGTGTAGATCCACCTGTTCTTGTTCTTTGAACAGTATTTATTATCTTATTATCATCATATGAGCTTACAATATCAACATAAGGTAACTCTCCTCCACCCTGTCCAAAAGTAGCTGATACTGTAGTTGTATTTGTCAATCTAAAATTTCTATCTCTAAATGTTGCATCTCCATTAGCTGCTATAAAAAATGTTCCATTTTCTGCTGTCTCAACTTTCTTAAGTGCAGTAAGTAAATCATCTGTAGTAGGTTGTGTTTGTACCTCTAGTTGTCCTGTTGATATTGCTTGATTGCTATAACCAAAGCTATCAAGTATATTTTTTACCCTGACAGAGCTTAATTCTTGTGCTTGTGTAAGTGTTAGCCTAGTTGTAGATCCTAGCTTTGATATACCTAGTTGCCATCCTATACCATCTAAAGTTGCATTAAAAAATAATTTAAAAGCATCAACAACTTTTATTCTTGTAGTTGAATCAGATCCCTGCCCTCCATAATTTACAGGAAAACTCTCAACAAATCCATGAAAAATATCGTATGTTGTAGAACTATGAGTAGCCCTAATCCTCAATCTTTTTAAAGGTTGAATTTTCGTAACACCTGTAGATGAATCAAAAAAATGTGTTGTTTGATTAGGAGAAAATCTATTATCTCTATTATCTAAAACAACTGTAGCTGTACCTGTTTGAAATTCAGAAAGTTCTGATATTCTCCCTCTAGTAGTTTCAAAGCTTCTTAAAAATTCAGTTACATCTGTAAATGTTTGTGAGCTATCTAATGGATTACTATCAAAGGCTATTTCACAAGTTAAAGTAACATTAGAATCAAAAGCAACAGACATTATCTCAATCTATCTATCAAAAAGGTTTTTCCCTGTTGTTGTGTTTTTGTATTTACCTTTTGAATTTCTGTAGCAAGAACTGAATCCTCTAGTATCAAATTGCTTTGAATTACTATTTCTTGTGTTCCTGTGCCTCCTGTAGAAGTGTCATTTGATGGAGTAAGCACAGGAGCAGATATTGGAGTGATAGGAGCTGTTTCAAAAGCTCTAAATTGTTGAAACAATGCTTGTTGATCTATAATTTTTTTATTTGCATCCTCTTGTTGCTTTGTTAAGTCTATAGATTCTAAAAGAGCATCATTTCTTGACTTAATTGCTTTTTCTTGATTCTCTGTGGCTTTTTTTAAATTTTCATCAGCTATTAACAATCTTTCCTTAGCCAGAGTTAATCTATCAGAATCATTTGCTAATTCAAATTCTGCCTCAGCTAATTCTGCGTTTGCTAAATTAAGTTCATTAGTAACATCTACACCATTAGCCTGAGCTTGAGTAAGCAAACTTATTTGAGTTAGAAGCTCTGATTTTCTTATAGCTGCTTGTGCATCATTTACATTTTCCTGTATTTGCAGTTCAGTAACTTCTTTAGCAGCTTGATTTCTTGCTCTTTGAGCCTGTGCTAAATCTGTGTTTGCAGAAGTAATTAGATCTAATAATTTTTTTCTATCTGTTTCTAATTGTATATTTGTAAGGATTAAAGAATTTTGTTCCCCAAAAATTGGATTTAGTTTTTTATCAATCTCCTCACCAAATTTTTGAAAAGCAACTCTGTTTATTGATACTCCCTGCCTGTTTTTGACAAAGGATCTAGTAATTTCATTTATATTATGATTGTAATTTTCAAATTGTTTGTTTAATTTTTGTGTTTGTATCTCCTGAGCTTTTTCTACAGCAATATCTGTTTTTCTTGCTAATCCTAGAGCTTGTAGAACAGCCGAAACTCTTTGCAAACCATTTCCAAAGGCAATCTGTGTTCTCAAGTTTTCTTGTGTTTCTTTCTCGCCAAAAGATAATACATCTCTTAATCCCTCAAATACAGAAACAAGTCCTAAAATTTGTAAATTAAGATCAGAAAATCTATCTATTAATGCAGGAGTTGAATCCTCTCTAATCTCATTGAATACTCTTAAAACTTCCCCTGCAGCAGGTAGTAACTCCTCTCCAAGCTCCTCTCTTAGTTCTTGAGTTGCACTTCTTGCTATAAGTGTTTGAGCAGCAAACCCAGAGGCTTCTCTAGCAGCATTACCCTGTTGAACAGTAGCTCTTTCAAAAATAAGTGCTGTAGTTGCTAGTGCTTTTTCTTGTCTAGTCAAAGCATCTGCAGAGTTTTTTCCTGTTAGTTCAAAGGCTTTTGTTTGTACCTCTGCCTCTGTAATTGCTATACCATAAGTCTTAAGAGCTTCTCTTTCTCCAACTAGAGCTGATCTAAATGCTTGAAGTACAGGCTCAGCTCCCTGTGTAATGTTATTAAAAGATGCTATGTCTCCTGCTAAATTAAAAAGCTGTGATGATAAGTCTGCAGATTCTTGTTGAGTAAATCCTATACCCTGAGCAACAGATCCAAAGACAGATATTAATTGTTGAGCTTCAGAAGTTGTTAAACCAAATAAATTTGCATTTTCTGCAAGTTGTTTGTTAAGTTGCTCTGCAGCTCCTCCAAAAGTTGTACCAAAAGCTCCTGCAGCTTCTTGAGCTGAACTAGCTGCTTGAATAGCTGACAAAGAGAAATCTAATAAAGATTTAGCTGCTAAACCTGCTGCACCAACAATTGCTGCTGTACCAAGTCCAGACATACCTGCAGAAAATTGTTCATTTGTCTTTGCAGAGTTTTTTACATCTTTATCTAATTCCTTAGTTGATTTAGATACTTTATCTAATCCCTGAGATGTTTTATTTGCTCCTGTTAGCTTCAGAAACATCTCTAAAGTTGCTCTTGCCATTATCTCCTCAATTTTGCTCTAGCATTAGCTTCTGTTGCAGCTTTATGCTCTTTTTTATTTCTATCTATGTAGTATAACTTCCATGACTCAAATTCTTGCATACTCATATTTTTTCTAAGAGCATCAACTGTCATG